GGAAATCACGATCTATATTATAGGGACAAGCGTGATATTCAAAGTGTTGAATGGGCACGCCACCTCCCCAATGTTGAAATTTGTAACGATTGGTTTTCCAGTGGTGATGTGGTTATTGCTCCTTGGCTGGTTGGTGACGATCATAAGCGTATCTCTCGGCTGAAGGGCAAGTACATGTTCGGGCATTTTGAACTGCCCGGCTACTTGATGAACGCCATGGTAGAGATGCCGGATCACGGCGAAGTACGCAGAGAAGACTTCAACAACTTTGAACATGTGTTTACCGGGCACTTCCACAAACGCCAGACCAAGAAAAATATCACTTATATCGGCAATGCATTTCCACACAACTATGCTGATGCCGGTGACGATGCTCGCGGGCTTACTGTGTTAGAGTGGGGCCGAGATCCTGTGTATCATGCCTGGCCCGACCAACCCAGATATCGTGTGTTGGGACTGGCCAACATCATCGACAATGCTGCCTCATTGCTTGCTCCCAGGATGCATGTTCGTGTAAACTTGGACATTGAGATTTCATACGAAGAAGCCAACTTCATCAAGGAAACATACATCCGAGACTACAGTCTCAGAGAGATGGCCCTGATACCCAACAAGAACTCGTCAGTGGACACCGACATGGCACCTGGTGAGATTAAGTTTGAATCGGTAGATCAGATCGTGACAGATCAGATCACCAACATTGAATCTGAATTCTATGACAACCGACTGCTGCTAAAAATCTATCAGAATCTATGAGTTGGAGATCTGTTCAGTTAGGAGAGACTACTTGTGATCAAGACAATATAATTTTAAAATTGTTCGATGGCCAGCCGGTAAAGTATGTAGGGCACGATTTGGCGTTCTCAAACGTCTTGAATCAAGACGACCATGCTGAAAATTTAGTATTGATAATAAACCAATCAATGTGGTGTTCTGAATTGATCTCAACATGTAAAACTCAACTAACAGATACAATAAAAACTTTTTACATTGGGATCAATCGGTACTGTATCAAAGGCAACGACACTGTGATTGATGTAAACCTATCAAAAGACAAAGGTAAAGATTTAATCAACTTCGTTGATATTCAGATTCGATTATCTGGATATTCAATCAAGCAGTCAGGATATTTTGATCAAGACCTGGGTAGATATTTTAACTTTGTCCAACCTCTCACGTGGCTTTATGGAAACAAAACAACAAACCAAAGTAACCAAACAGAATAAAAGTGATTTTTTTCTTGCCATGTACCACCACCAAAATTCAACCAAGAATCAATTGGTCAATTTAGATTCTCTAAAAGAAACCCAAGTTATTCTTGTTGATTGCTGCGGGTGGCATTATAAAAAATTGTTTACGCAGAAATCCATCGTTGGGTTAGAAACAATCAAAACAGTCAAACAGTTTGAGTTAGATAAAACATACTTTGACCGTTTGATTGACAACCAACAAGATCAGTTTATTGGTTGGCCATCTGTGTGTGTCGATGACTGCGCTGTGGTATTTGATCGATCTCCTTTGTTAAAGTATCGGACGTTGGATCAGTTGTCTGAAATTATTACGGATGTCACTGACAAATACATGCCCAACACCGTAATACTAGAGCAGTCACTGACATTCATAGATGACGACAGATTAGTTGATCGATTTTACAATTTTGCAAAATTTAAGATCCATGGATACATTGTAAAAAAAATTACCTACGATGCTGATCTGATGCATGTCTCTATTAGGTTTCAAAAGAAATTTAATTAATCATGACTGTCATGATTGCAATCGATTTTGTGCCAGGAACTCACGGACATTTCCTTGAAAAAACACTCAACAAATTTTTCAATGTTACTCCTGACATGCCCGATACATTTACACCAACAGGAACAAGCCATAATAAAACACTCGATTATAACAACAACAGATTGTTTCATGCTGAACATTGGTCCGAACTTTATGCAGATAAACTAACAAGTATCAAAAAAATAATATCTATTAGATTTGATCCAATGGATTTGTTGCTAGTATCATCAGTGAGTCTATTACGTGCAGGTGACGTAAACATCGACAATGACAATCTTGAAACTGATACTGTTAGTAAATTAAACAGTTTCTATCAATCAACTTTAGAACAAATTTATACCGCATATCCATTTTTAGATCGAACACAGTCATCTATTCCTCGATATGTACTTAGAGAGTTTTTTAAATTTGGTTTTAAAAATACCAGCATGAATGGGTACTGGCTCAAACAACAGTTGATGGTATACCCTGCCCAGTGTGAAGTTTTTCATTTTAATTTTTCCTCTTTCTACAATATTGACAATCTTGTGCTGAGCATCAAATCTATAGAAAAATTTGTAGAGAGAGAATTTGATTTCTCTTCAGAATTTTACCAATATCACAAAAACTTTTTAAATTTCATACCTTATCAATCTCACAAAAAACAATGCGATCTCATAGTTGAATCGGTTAGATCCGGTATCGAAATGCATATTCCAAAACTAACTATGTTTCAGGAAAGTTATATCAATGGGTGTTTAGAAAACATCTACCACAAGGAAATGCCTTTTCATCAAGATCAGTACTTTACTTCTACTAAAGATATGCTATACTATATAACTAATCGTGCTCCGAATTTATGATTCAAATTAAAAAGTTAACTGTTAAAAATTTCATGAGTGTGGGCAATACCACGCAGGCCATCGACTTTGATCGTTCAGACCTTACACTGGTACTGGGCGAAAACCTAGACATGGGCGGTGACGGTTCTCGCAACGGCACAGGTAAGACTACTATCATCAATGCGCTAAGTTATGCCCTGTATGGCCAAGCACTATCGAACATACGCAAAGACAATCTTGTGAACAAGACCAATGCTAAACACATGCTTGTGAGCCTGGATTTTGGTGTTGGCGGGCAGAACTATAGAATCGAACGTGGTCGTAAACCTAATGTGCTCAAGTTCTATGTGAACGACGAACATCAAGCAGCACAGGACGAGGCACAAGGCGATTCAAGAGAAACACAAGAAGCCATCGAACGTGTGTTGGGTATGAGCCACGACATGTTCCAACACATTGTTGCCTTGAACACTTACACACCACCGTTCTTGAGTCTCAAAGCCAACGAACAACGAACCATTATCGAACAGTTATTAGGTATCACGTTGTTGAGCGAGCGAGCCGATCGTATCAAGGAACTCAACAGAGAAACCAAGGATTCCATCCAAGCAGAGGAACTGCGTATCCGTGCTGTGCAAGAAGCCAACAAGCGCATCGAAGAACAGATCGCCAGCTTAGAAAAACGCAGAACCTTGTGGCTACGCAAACAAACAGAAGATACAGAAGCACTAGCACAAGGTATTGCTGATCTTGAACACATCGACATTGGCGCAGAGGTCCAGGCACACAGAGATCTCGACACATACAATGCAGGCAAGAAAGCCATAGACGAAGCCAATCGTTGGATCCGACAGGTCGATGCCGACGATACAAAGCTGCTAAAACAAAAAGCCCAGATTGAAAAGGATCTCAATCAGATCGCCAGCCACAAATGTTTTGCTTGCGGCACAGACATACACGACAACAGCCTTGACTCTGTGAAAGCACAGCGTGAGAAGACCTTGCAAGAACTTGCATTGCAACTGTTGACCAACGATACACAACGATTAGAACATCAAAGTCGATTGCTAGAACTGGGTGCATTGGGCACAGCACCCAAAGTGTTCTACGACAGTCTGGAACAGGCATTGAATCACAAGAATACTGTGGATACCTTGAACAAGGATCTTGTGTCCAGGTCTTCCGAATCAGATCCCTACAGCGAACAGATCACGGAAATGCAGAATCAAGCATTGCAGGCAGTTTCTTATGACACTCTAAACGAATTCACTAGAGTACAAGAACATCAGGAGTTTTTGCTCAAACTGCTTACCAGCAAAGATTCATTTGTGCGTAAGAAGATCATCGACCAGAACTTGAGTTATCTCAACAGCAGACTCACACACTATCTTGATCGTATTGGATTGCCGCATACTGTGAAGTTCCAGAACGATCTCACAGTGAGCATCGAAGAACTAGGCCGTGAACTGGACTTTGACAACTTATCACGTGGTGAACGCAATCGATTGATCTTGAGTATGAGTTGGGCGTTCCGCGATGTGTGGGAAAGTCTGTATCAACCCATCAATATCTTGTTCATCGACGAGATGATTGATTCTGGATTGGACACACAAGGTGTAGAGAATGCGTTGGCTTTGCTGAAGAAGATGAGCCGAGAACGACATAAAAGCATTTGGTTGGTCAGTCACAGAGACGAGTTAACCAGCAGAGTAGAGAACATTCTCAAGGTAGTGAAAGAGAATGGCTTCACTTCATATTCAACGGATATAGAACTTGCGTAGAATCAAAGTCTTACATTTAGAGTCCACAGATGTGTGTCAGGCCGCATGTCCGTTGTGTGCTAGAGAAACTGATCCTTCGTTTAATAAGAAACAGCAACACCATCTCACGATCGCACACATACAGAAACATTTCAGCGATCGTGTGATATCAAATCTCGACAAAGTATTCATGTGCGGGGTATATGGTGATCCGGCTGCCGCAAAACACACATTGGATATCTATCGCTGGTTCCGACAACTCAATCCCAACATCACACTAGGTATGAACACCAATGGTGCTATACAGAACACATTTTGGTGGCACGAGTTAGGTCACATGTTTAACCAGCAACTGGATTATGTTGTATTCAGTATTGATGGGTTGGAAGATACCAATGCCACTTACCGACGTGGTGTTGATTGGTCAAAACTCATGGCCAATGCAGATGCTTATATCTCTGCTGGTGGATCTGCACATTGGGATATGTTGGTATATCGGCACAATCAACATCAAGTAGACGAATGCGAACAACTAGCAAGAGACATGGGGTTCAAGTGGTTTCGGGCCAAGATCTCTAGTCGAGAATTATTGAATTCAAATCTACAAACACCATTGGGATGGCACATACCTGTGTACGAACAAGGACCAATACGATGTCATGTACTTGAAGAAAAAAGTGCTTATATAGATGCACAAGGGCAGATAAGTCCTTGCTGTTGGCTAGGCAGAGATCGATCAAATGCCATCACGGATATCAAACAAGTGCAGCCAACCTGGAAGTCAGACAGTCCCAATCTTATCTGTCAGACCACTTGCAGCACTAAAGATTCAAAAAATAAATTCAATAGTCAATGGCAAAGAGAGGTGCAACTATGTTAGCTGCCTGGCATTTTCATATTGAAGTATCTAGCAAATGTACCTTGGCATGCCCTCGTTGCGCTCGGCAAGAAGTACCCAATGGGTTGATCAATACTGAACTAGATCTAGAATTCTTCAAACGCAATTTCACTTCGGAGTTTGTGTTAAAAAATGTAGAGAAGATCACATTCTGCGGCGATGATGGTGATCCCATCTATGCACATGATCTGATTGATATCATACAGTATATTAAAAGTATCAAACCTGTAGAGATTGTAATTGTTACCAATGGTAGTCATAAAAAGATCCCATGGTGGATACAACTAGGAAAAACCCTAGACAAAAACGATAGTGTGCATTTTAGCATTGATGGCTATGATAATGTAAGCAACAATCAATATCGAGTCAATAGTGACTATGATAGCATCATTGCCGGATTGCAGGCTCTACGGTCCACAAGTCATTGTCAAATAGTTTGGGCTGCTATTGCATTCAAGTTCAATGAACATAGATTAGACTTTATGCGAGAGTCAGCCAAGGAACTAGGGGTTGACCGGTTCCAACTCACACTCAGCACTAAGTTTGGTAGTGTATATCCTTCTTACGGAGCATTGGATACATTACAACCCAGTGATCGTTTTGTAAGCAGTACACATAGATTTGAACGTGTGATCACCAATCTCTCTGACCGATCAGAAACACCAATTAGTTTAACAAATATCAAACTGTTTCAAGAAACATTATCAATCAACGGAGTGACTCCGTTGTGTAAAATAGGCAACAAGGGTTTATACATTGATGCCCGTGGCAGATTATTCCCCTGCTGCTGGGTAGCAAATCGGTATTCTCACAATCAATCATGGCAACAACAGGCAGAAAAATTCAATCTACATAATCACACATTAGAACACGTATTATCAGATACTTTTTGGACAACAGAATTAGAAACTTATCGTTGGCAGGAATGCCAAACCAAGTGTGCCAGTTCTGTTGTTGATGAAAAATACGCAACTTCATGGTAAAAGGCATAACTATGTGACCTAAGTAATAAAACCGCAACATGACATGGCTATATCAAAACACCCCAGTAGAGACATTGCCCGACTCATGTGTGGGGTTTGTTTACTTGATCACAAATAATCTCACTGGACGCAAATACATAGGCAAAAAACTGGCAAAGTTCTCAAAAACCACTTACAGAACAGTCAAACAAAAAAACGGCATCAAAAAGAAAAAACGGATACGAAGCAAGATTGATTCAGATTGGCAACAATATTATGGATCCAGCGTGGAACTATCCGCAGACATCGAAAAACTAGGCACCGACAATTTCACCAGAGAAATACTCTACTACTGTGCAAGCAAGAGTGAATGCTCATACATTGAGGCACGCGAGCAGTTCAGTAGACAGGTATTGGAATCGCAAGATTATTACAATGGCCATATACAGGTAAGGGTACATGGCCGTCAAATACTAAACAAGATATAGTCCGATAGATGATAGCAATTTTTACAGATCCGGCCATTGGTGGGACTTTTTTAGAATGGTCTATCTATTATTTGGCAGGACACAGTCATTACTATTCAATCCACAAAAAAACTCAAATACCAGTAACCAACACACCACTCACAAACATCAATGCACATAATTTTCTTCCAAATGTAATAGCAGATAGAAAAAACGCCAATCTGATCATTCCAGACGTGATCAAGCAATCAGACCGCATTCAAACAATTTATTTTAATTATTTTGCTGAATCAGCACCATACATTGAACAGTTATTACCAGTCGTATCAAAATCTATAATACTCACCATGTCTCCTGAACAGGCACTGTATCGTTGTCATTTTAAAACAAGATTTGGGTCGGACCCAACTCCTTCGTTGTCTGACAGTGATATCATGCTGACCAATGATCAAGATAGATTTGATGACTATGTTAATTTCTTTTTCAAACAGTCAAAAAACATATGGGATCAACAAACGCTCACCAATACCTGGGACACTAGAGAATTTTTAGCACTGAATTTCCGACCATTTGACACTTTAAAAATAACAGAAGAAATAAATCTAGATGTTGATCACTATCATGTCAATGCTATGGAACTATGGGATAGGTTTGATGATAGAGTCAGTGATTTGTTTAGATATTTGGATTTAGACATCAATGAAAAAAATTTAGAAAACTGGATCAAGATATACCAACAGTGGAAAACAGTACACAAAGATAGAATATTTTTTATATGGTATTTTGACATCATCATTGACTACGTGGTCAAAGGATACAATCTTGATCTAACAAGATTCAACTTGGACATCTGTCAGGAAGCTGCAATACAACATGCATTGATCTATAGGCACAATCTCAATCTCAAAACTTGGCAATTAGAAAAATTTACAAACACACGGCAACTACACGAATTATTAGAGCCAAACATACATCCCCTGTCACAATATTAAATTTATCACGACTCTGTGTTGAGTGACATGACTCAACCCCATTGAGGAACGGTGCGATACCCGGTCTGGACTTGGGCGTCAAAGGCAATTGCTAACTTAAGGCAACAAATGGTTGGGGCTCTGTGAAACAGATACAACCCCTGCTTATAGGACTTGGATCTCGATCGGGTTACTAGGGTTCCGTTGATATGTGAAGCTTGAGTAGGGGGTACCGGTCAACCGCCTCCGCGTAGGAAACTACAATCTCATTATACAAGATGACTGCTGTCACTCAGATGATGCATCATTCACCGTGCATACGGTGAATTATGACCACAGTATCTAGATGATACTAAGTCAAGCAAACAAAAAACATATTGATGAGCGACAGCGAAATCAATAGAACTTCGCTAGCGAAGTTCTTCATATGTGTGTACAAGTGTATGTGTGTTTGGCTCAAGCAATCGATGTAGATCTATAGTGTTTCTTGGAAACTTTTCTAGTTGCCACGTTTTGAGATTGAGATTGTGCTGATAGATCAAGGTGTGTTGTATAATGACTTCTTGATCAAAAGACAGTTCAGGTAGTTCCTTATACCATCCATTCACGATGCATTTTATAGTGTCATCAAAACTATCTCCAAACGTCATCAATGCCAATGGCTTTTGTGCCCATTCATAATATATAGGTATCCACTGAGATAATCTATCTGGGTCAATAGGTATGTCTAAGTATGTCATGATCTTGTGCAACAGGTCAACTCCTCTGTGCCATAGATCACTCACGCTGGCTCTAAAATGTGGTTGTGAAAAATCACAGTGATCTGCGAGTCGACTGGCAGGCAATGTAAGTGGTCTTGTATCCAATGCTTGTCGTTCTCTCACATCCCAGATATTTTCCAGTCCAATTTTTTTCCATTGATCAATTGATTTTTTATGGAAACTTTGTTTTCTATATTCTACCTCGGCTTGTTCATCCACAGTGACTTTGTATTTCACACGCTGGTAACCAAAAGGACGAAACCATCTAAGATATTGGTTATCATGTATAAAAATCACTTTGGCATTGTTGGCGCACTGATCAAATATCTTAGAAAATTCATCTGCATTCCAGTCCAGTTCTAACTCACTGAACTCTTTCTCGTCGCATTGCTCAAGATCAAGGTTGAGTATTTTGCGAACATGATCAGATTCGGCAGTACACGGATACATGCTGTATATTCCTTCGTCAGACATGTTTTTTGCCTGTTGCACCATGTCAGTTACATTTTCTATTCCGCTGGGATGATTTCTGTCATGTGCATGTGCATTGAGATCAGTAAGAGGATTGGGTACCAGATCAATCCAAGTTTTCTGTGGAAAAGAATAGTATTGATTTTTTCCTGCTAGAAAATGAATGCTCCAGTCAACAAAAGTACCGCCTATGCTGCCATCACTGAGAAAACATACGATTTTGTTCATGTCATTGGTCCTAGTATTTCAAATCCGTCAATCTCTGACTTGTACAAGTGTGCCTGTTCAAGATACAAGTATTTGAATCCTCTTTGCTTGTAGATAGCACACTCTGTTTTCATTGTCTCTATACCCATGCGTAGTCGAGGTTGATGATAGGTCCAGGCAAACTGATCGCATTGTGCATTGTACTGATCAAATCTGCGTATCAGACTCCATGCTACAAGTTTACCAGAATCATAGTATCCAATCAAGTCAGCCATTGGGTCCAGGTATCTTGAATGGAATATAGGCATCACACTTGCAAAGTGTTTGTGCATACAATAGGTTCTATAGATATCGTCTAGATCAGCCAGTACGTTGGGTTCGCGACTGGTTATATACTGCCACTCCACTGTGGGTTCATAGTTGGTTTGTGCAAGATCGATCCTGGCAAATTGATAAGTCATGATCTACCCGGAAAAAAGTCTTGCTGGTAACCGTCTCGATCTAGATCTAATGTAACACAATGGATACCGCCATCCCAGAAATATCTATGTCTAAGAGGGCAGATATGCGGAGTCACGCCGTGACGTTCAAACGCATCAAACGCCTGTTTATTGTAACCATTCACAATCACGTTTTGTTGATTGATCACAAGAATGTTTACATCAAACACACTTTCTTCAACATAACCTACCCAATCTTGTAACCATGTTTCTACATATTCAATCAGTTCAGTGTCGTATTCGCTGCCTTTGATCCACCACTTGCCTTGATTTTTTTCCTTGAGATCCAAGAAAGATTGTACTTTGCTCCAACTCTCGCCGGGCAAATAAACAACTTCCCAGTCTGGGAATGTTTCTGCATAGGTAGGCATATCTTCTATACTGACGATAAGACCGGGTTTGACAGGTGTGAAACAACCGTCGATGTGCCCGCCAGTGGTCACCAAGTGATTTCTATAGTCTGGAAAAAAATGATTGGTTAGTTTTTTGATGTTGGTGATGTCAGAATCCGCTGATATTCCAAAAAACAAATCTCGACCAATGCGAGTGATGCCATTGGCTGGAATCTGATTTAGAATGTCATGATACTGATTTTCGATCAAAGGATTGCCAGCGGCTTGCACAAGATCGGTGATTGGTTTCCACCATTCAAACTCACCGCTCTTGGATATAATTTCCTTGGCATTGTCTCCGGGTGTGAACTCAAACTCTAACAGATTTTTACATTCTTCTTGTATCCAAGCCGGCAGTTTTTCAAAAGCAGTAAACTCCAATGGCCAATCAGGGCCTCGGAGATTGTTATAATTTTTTTCAGTCCAGTTGGTTGGCATGATACTTCGCCCAGACGATTTTATACTGATGTTGTCATATGGAAACACAAAAAATTGTGATCCAATCATGATCATCTGATCTCTTGGAATCATGCTTATTGGTCCGGGTATGCGACGATTTTGTGTGAGCAATCGGTCTAACTGTACTGTGGGTACATTTGGCCTCACGACCTGCACATCGAACTTTTTAAGCAATGCAACAAGATTTAAAAAGTCTTCTTCTGTTTCAGCGGCGATACGTTCAAACAAACTTCGTAGTCTTGGATTTTTTATGAAACTGTAAAACTCAGGTGGATAACTTTTGCCTACTACACAAACTCGCAACGGATCCCATGGCTGGTGTACACTATACATTATGGTTTCTTGGATCAAGTCGATTTTCAAACAGGCCTTGCAAGTAATCTTCTGGCCAACCGTGATAGAATCCTTTGCTTGCTATCTGTTGAGCACGTTGATCAAGTTCACTTAGACTCTGCACCAGGCTCAATGCGTATTGGCCTTGATTCATGATCACTCCGTTTACATTTTCGATGTCGTCAGGATGGTCTTCTAATGCAATCAAATCTGCTGCTAACAAAAAATCTCTGTTGGCTGATCGCAATCGAGGCAAAAAATATTCAAGTGTCCATTCTACAGGATCGTATGCATAGATGATCACTTCGTATTGTTGCATACCTAAACTAGCACGTGATTCTAGATCAAAATACGGTTCTCGGCCAATGAATATGCCCACAGTACCTTGCAGTCGTGCTTGCCGTGCAAATGGACACGGTGCCCAGTTGCCCAATGCCGGATGTGGAACTTCTACAAAAGTTTCAGACCAGGTCAATATATCATGCGTTACTGTTTTGATATCCATTAGAAGAATGGCAATCCTGATTTCTTAGTTGTTTCCAAGTTTTCTTTGATCAAGTCATTGATCACTTCTCGTTCCTGTATGCCCAGAGCCATGGCTTGATCATAAGTCAGTCCACCTCTCATGAACCAACTCATTTTTAAAGCCTCCTGACGAATCATTCGACAATCTTTATCCATACGGTCGACTAACTCATCAATCTCTTCTGAACCTAGTGTCAGGAGGCGTTGTCGAAAAAACTTGATAAATCCAATGTAAACGGCTGTGTATGTTCATGCTTGCAACTGTTGCAAGTGAGATTCAATGGTTTGACTTCACTTTGTTGTTTGAGTTTGATTGCTTGATCTTTGATCAAGTTAAAACTTTTGCTATCACTGTTTTTTAAATAATCTAAAATGTATTCGTATTCGGTTACCAGGACCTGGGGTGATTTGATAGCGGCTATACTGTTAGCCACTGTGGCCAACGTGGCATCGTTTACATTTTTTATCAATGCTTCTACTTTTTCTGAACGGTCAACATCTGTGAGAGATTCCAACGACCTAATAAATTGCTGTTGTTCCATCTGTGTTTTGTTGTTTTCATTTATGGTGTTGAATGTAAGCGGACGGAAATAAAACTCTAAATCACCAATCTGCAGTGGTACATCGTAATTTCCTGCGGTCAATGAATCATTAACCATGCGTAGATCTACAGTGACATCTTCTACTTCTTTGCATGCCGGACATGTGGTAGAAATATCCATTCCGTGCCCGTAACTGGCAATTCGGATGGCCACTAACACAGCATCTATATCTGTACTGGGCATGCCCCAGGGATCTCTAATAGATGGTACGCAACTTTTGATCACGCTCACTGTGGCGGATCCATTGAATAATGCGTCAGGTGTGCGATATGTGATTTCGTCTACACTGGTCATGGGCAGCACTGGTAATTCGCCATTGGGCGGCATGGATAGCGTGCCTTGTGGGTAGAATTTTCCTTGGCTGGGCAATCTGATGTGGATGGCTGGTTGTCTAAAGTATTGTGTCAGGGGGTTGTTTGGTAGCATATTTTTCCTCGCTAAATATAATTATGACAAAATCAACCCTGATTAAAAATAACAAGGACTTAACATGAGCGGACTTGGAGGCGGACCACCCACCAGCGGAATGAATCCAGCAGAAATGCGGGAATATGCCCGAATACAGGCAGAAGAAAATGCCATTTATAATCGCATCAACGGCGGAGGATCCGCAGCGGGCTTAGACCCGAACGCTCCAAATTACAAACAAATGAAAGCCCAAGCCGAAGAACTTGCTAATAGTTTTTCGAACTTAGCCGGAAATCTAAACCTTGGTTATCAAGGTATGTCGGTTTATAATGCATCTATCAGTCAAGGCGCAGCAACTTTTGGATCTGTACTGAGCGCACTGGGTCCACTGGGCACCGCATTTAAAGCATTGGGTGTCGGAGTTGGCGAATATGCTATATTGGTAAACAAACAAACCGATGCATTATACAAAAGTTATCAAGAAATTTCCAGTGCAGGTGCTGGTGGTAAGGAAGGATTGCAAGGTGTGTTTAACACCATGCAGCAGTTTGGTCTTGGCATTGCTGAACTTCCTAAGTTCAATGCCATGGTCAAGGAGAATTCTGAAAATTTGGCTGCATTTGGCGGTTCAGTACAGTCTGGCTTAAAAGCATTTGGCAATTTAGCCGAAGGAGTCAAACGCACTGGTCTAGAAAGTGAATTATTAAACTTAGGCATAAGTCAAGATAATGTCAACAAAGGACTGGGCAACTTTCTTAAAACAACCGTGCAGTTAGGAAATTCACAAAGAGTGTTGGATATGACAACTAAGGAGCAAGCCAAAGCGGCGGCTGATTATATCAAACAACAAGACTTGGTAACCAAACTTACTGGCGCAACTGCTGAACAACAACAAAAAACTTTAGAACAAGCAATGTCAAATGATCGATTTGCTGCTGATCGATATCTAAAACAACAAGAAATTGATAGGTTAGTGGCATCCGGACAAACAGAAGCAGCAGAAGCGCTCAAAAAAAATATACAATCAACCGACGCAGTTCTAAATGCCGTACCTGACTCAATGAAAACCGGTTTCCAAGATGTGATAGCCGGTGTTGGTACACAGACTGAAGAAGGCAGAAAAATATTAAATGCTATCGGGGAAGATGGTAGAAAAGCACTATTAGATCAAACTAAAACGGCTGCTGAAAAATTAGAAATAATCAAAAACGCCGCAGCAACAAGTCTTGCTGACAATGCTGCGTTTGTTAACGCTGCTGGAAAACAGGATTTTTTACCAGCAATGAATGCTTTGATACAATTAGCTGGTAAACAATTTACCGCAACACAAGGTGCAAAAACTGAATCAGGACAAAAAGATCAAGCCGCAGGTAATGTAGAACTCACACTGGCCAACTACAATGCCATGGTTCAGGAACAAGTAGATATCACACGCAAATTCCAAAACACCATACAACTTGGCATGCAACCATTGTCAACGGCAATGGTAAAAGCTACGGAGTTCATTGACAAGATGGCCGGAGCAATACCAGGATCATCTGGTATCGCTCGTACTGGATCTCAAACCTACATCAATGATAAAGAATACAAAGAACGTGGTGAAACCGAAAAATTAGAGTTCCGTCAGAAAGATGAAACAGTGTTAGATCGTGACTATGCAGCGGCAATTAGAAAAGATCTCAAAGACGATCTAAAAGCAGTAAGAGACACATACCATGATTTTCTTGACGCTTTAAAAAATCGCATGGGAGAGTGGAAAAACGACATACTCAAGTTGAATCCTTTCAAAACTCCATTGTCTTCTGCTTCGCCGTCTTCTCAAGTTCCGGAATCAACTATAACCAGACAGTCGATGGATTCTATGTTAGCAATGGCACGTAATCTTGGTGGACCTAACAATAATTACAGTCCATCATTGACTAATGCTGTATACACACCACCTGTAAGCAGTGAACAAGAAGGTTCTAAATACTCTGCTGCAACCGAATTAGCAACACAATACAGCAGAGATCAAATTGTAGCATTTGCTGATATGGCAAAAAAATTAGATGAGATGATTTCACTCATGGGCAAAAGTGTCAACCTCCAAGGTGATACTTTGCGTGCCACATACAACGCATAGCAATAAATAACACACTATGGCAGAACCAAAACAAGGCTGGAAAAAGTATTTCAAGGTCGCAGATTTATCTGGACAGATGAGCCCAATCGCGGGTGGAAGAGATCAGGGCTTGCCCGGATATCCCAAAAACGATGGCAGACGTACCAATGCTGAGTCTGACTTCAGTTTCCGTAACTACGCCAGCCGATTGCCGGAAGTGTATAGTGGACATCCAAACCGGATTGAACGCTATAATCAATACGAAAACATGGACGCTGACTCGGAAGTCAATGCATGTTTGGACATCATCGCTGAGTTTTCCACACAACTCAACGAACAAAACGACACGCCGTTTGACATAACCTACAACGATGATCCTACAGATCACGAGATTGAAATCATCCGTAAACAGATGCAGCAATGGGTTAAACTGAACAAACTGGATCAACGCATCTTCAAACTGTTCCGTAACACTATCAAATACGGTGATCAAGTGTTTGTGCGTGATCCAGAAACATTTGAAATGTTCTGGGTGGACATGAGCAAAGTAGTGCGTGTGATCGTGAATGAAAACGAAGGCAAACGCCCAGAACAATACATCATCCGTGATATCAACCCTAACTTCCAAAACTTGACTGTGGCAGCAAAGACCACAACTGACTTCATGGTCAACCCAAGTTCCGGTGGCGCTGGCGGTATTGGTGGCAGCATGCAGGGCGGTGGTTATACAGCACCTAGTTCAGCCATGAGTGGTGTGAGTAGATTCAACCGTGCTGTGAATGAGACCTGTATTGATGCCAAGCATGTAGTGCATATGAGTTTAAACGAAGGCTTGGACACTTTCTGGCCTTTTGGCAAATCAATCTTAGAAAACATCTTCAAGGTATTCAAGCAGAAAGAACTGTTGGAAGATGCCATGTTGATCTACCGGGTGCAGCGTGCCCCTGAGCGTAGATTGTTCAAGATTGACGTAGGAAACATGCCCAGTCATATGGCTATGGCGTTTGTGGAGCGTGTGAAGAATGAGATGCATCAACGCCGTATACCTACATATGGTGGCGGTGGGCAGAACATCATGGATTCAAGTTACAATCCACTTTCGATCAACGAAGACTTCTTCTTTCCGGTGGGTGCAGACGGTCGTGGCAGTTCAGTAGAGATGCTGCAAGGCGGTCAGAATCTAGGCGAAATTGACGATTTAAAGTATTTTAACAACAAAATGGCCCGTGGTCTGCGTGTACCAAGCAGTTACTTGCCCACTGGTCCAGACGACTCAGACCGTGCGTTAACCGACGGAAAAGTAGGCACAGCACTGATACAAGAGTACAGATTCAATCAGTATTGTGAGCGTTTACAAGCCTTGATTGTGCAGAAATTAGACGACGAATTCAAGATGTTTATGCGTTGGAGAGGGTTTAACATTGATGCTGGACTGTTCCAGATCAAGTTTAATCCACCGCAAAACTTTGCAAGTTACCGTCAAGCAGAGTTAGATACCACACGTATCACAGCATTCACATCGTTAGAACCGTTACCATATCTCAGCAAGCGTTTCCTATTAGAGCGTTTCTTAGGATTAACAGAAGACGAAATCCAACAAAATTCCAAGTTGTGGAAAGAAGAACGCAGCAAACCGGAACTAGAAACTTCACAAGGGCAAGATCTACGTTCAGTGGGTATCACTCCTGCTGGATTAGAAAGCGATGTGGCCATGGGTCAAGAAATGAGCAATCTCACAGCGCCAGGTGCAGCGCCAGGTGCAGCGCCTGGCGGCACCATTGGATCAACACCCCCGGCACAACCACCGGCCGCTCCAGCGGCACCCGGAGCATAAATATCTCATGATCCTCAATGAGCTTTATGACCGTAGTCCCAGTGCATATCAGGATGTTGCTGCTGATAATACACAGCCTCATCTTGGGCAATTACGCAAGACCAAACTCACATTGATGCAATTGAATAAATTGCGGAAAATGAATGATACTAGAACTTTTGAATACAACGAAAAGTTAAAAGATATTCGCACTCAATACGCACCACCGGCCGCAGCACCGGCGTAATATAGTTGTCTTAATTGACAAAAAAACTGCCATAAACAGCGTATTTTTCCATTAAATCGTAAATATAGATATAGATTTTGCCGGGTGGCAAAATTAAAGAATACCTATAGGAGCCATTTAAATGAGCAAAAACCAGTTCGAACAGTTGATTGAATATGTGATCAACGACGAAGACGCAAAAGCCAAAGAACTTTTCCATCAGATCGTGGTATCAAAAAGCCGTCAGATCTATGAAAACCTCATGCAAGAAGGTGAAAATGACATGGGCTTGACACCTGATGAAATTGACACCAACATGGACGAAGGTGACGACATGATGGGCGGAAGCCAATCTCGTGACATGATCCGTGACGTTGAAGCTGAAGAATCCGGCATGCACGAGGGTGAAGACGAAGACAACGAAGATGATGTTGAATTTGACGACGAAGCCGAAGCGGATGGTGAAGACTTGACCAAGGACATGGAATATGACCATGACGAAATGAGTGACGACGAAGCTGCCAGCAAGAGCGATGTTATGGATCTCTCAGACAAGTTAGACGAACTCATGGCTCAATTTGAAGACATGATGGGCGGCGACGATTCAGGTATGGAAGACGACGGCATGGACGGCGGCGGCATGGGCGACGAGGAAATTGACTTTGACGAATTTGAAACAGAAGGCATGATGGAAAACATCACGCTTAAAGCTGCTCCAAAGCCAGTGACTTCTGAACCAGCCGGAACTAACACCAAGTCTATTACTGCATTCAACAGTGGGCAAGCTGGTATGGAAGGTCGTCCTGTTCGAATGACTGGCGACACTGCAAAAGGTCGTCCTGCTCCTACTGCCAAAGAAATGCCCGACTATCAAGGTGACGGCCACTACGGCAAACCAGGTCCAGCACCTAAGCCAGTGACCACACAGGCTTCTGGCGTTAACACACGTACACCTTTTCCTAAAGGCAAGTAATCTGCGATGAAATACTTACAGGAACATTTAAACTTCAACCAAGCCAAGATTAAAGTCTTGGTTGAAGATGGTCCTGACGGCCAGGGCAAGACATTATACATGGAAGGTATCTGTATCGAAGGCGGAGTAAAGAACGCCAACGAAAGAGTTTACCCTGTGAATGAAATTGGCAAAGCCGTCCAAAGTATCAATGAGCAGTTGCGTGGTGGTTATTCAGTGTTGGGTGAAGTAGATCACCCAGAGGATTTGAAAATCAATTTGGATCGTGTGAGCCATTGCATTGACAAGATGTGGATGGATGGCCCTGCAGGATACGGCAAGTTGAGAATATTACCCACACCCATGGGCCAATTGGTCAAGACCATGTTGGATTCGGGTGTAAAACTAGGAGTTTCGAGCCGTGGTTCCGGAAACGTGAACGAAGGCAACGGACATGTC